CGGTGCCGGCGGACGGGACGGTGAAGCTCGCGCCATCGCGGAAGAAAAAGCCGTGATTGCCGAGGATGACTGGGGCGGTGTTCATGGTTGGGTTGGGATCAGTTCAGGGTTGAGAGTTTGGTGAAAAGCAAGTGGTAGCCGAGAAGCCCGGTGTCGTTGACTGCGATCTGGAGAAAGTCCTCGGAGGTCTCGAAGCGGCGGTCCCCGGCGGTTGCCGGAACCCACGACAAGACCGCCTGGGTTGCGGCGGCCACGGCCGAGTAGATGTTCCGGTTGGCCCCTCCGACCGATGCGTTGACGTGCGGGTTGATGAGAACCCGGACCACGATCTCGGCGTCGAGCAACAGTTTCCCGGCACCCAAGTCCCGACGCATTGCCCGGAGAATCGGTGGGACAACGACCACGCACCCGACGGATCGAAGCTGGGTTTCGATGGCTGAGTCCTGGAGGCCGTCGTCGGCGATGCAGGACACGGCCGGGCTCGCCGAGAAGAAGGCGTTGGCAGTGATTGCCGCGGCCACCGTCGATTGCATGGATGCGAGGGCGAGCATCGGTCAGATTGCCAAGGTGCGGGCGGCCTGGGTTTGTTTGCGGAGGATGTAGGCCATCATGTCAGCGCGTGATTCGTCGAGCGCGTCCGCGATGGCGGCCTGTTGGCGCGGCTTCTGGAGGCTCGCGGCCAGTTTGCCGGATGACTCGTTGCCGCCCCACCGAAACGTGAGCGTCGAAGCATCTTTGTCCCGCTTGAAACCGACTTCGGAAAGGAACCGGCTGTAGCGGTCGATTATCTTCCGGCGCTGCTCACCGAAACGGTCGGCGGCCAGTTGTTGGGAAAGTGACTTGTACCGGGCGGAAAACGCGGAGAACCCGCGGCCGCTTTCGCGGGCGTTAAGTTCGGCGCGGACCAGTAGCGCCTGGAGATTGAGGCGCTTTCCTCCGACCAGTTTTGACGCGGACAACTTTTTGCCGCCCATGCGGAGCTTGCGACCGGCCAGGGTCTGGGAGACGCCCAGCTTGGCGTAGACCCTTTGCCGGATCTTGTCGCGGACCTTGAGCCCCCCACCTGAAGCAAGCGCAGCCAGGCGGCTCTCGCGGACGGACCCTTTGTCCGGGGCGAGCGCGAGTAACTTCCGGGACAATCGGAACCCGAAGTCGGCTCCCTTTTTTGCGACGGCCTCGGCCGCCCCAATGCTCGATAGCGCGGCGTAGCGGGTCAGCGCGGCGTTGAACTCGTCGAGGTTGGTCTGAAAGGTTAGAGTCACGTCGTCACCTCGCAGTCCATGAGCCAAGCCAGCCCGTTGAACCGGACCGACTGGATGCGATGGTATTTTGTCCCCTGGGTGATGATCTCCCCGACCCGGGGCGCGGGACTCACGGCACCGTCCACGAACTCCACCCGGGAGGTAGCCTCGCGGTCAAAGTCCGGGCTGTCAGGAAACGGCTTTTCGTCGAACGGCACCCAGTTGACCACGGCCGACACGGAAGCACCCCGGAAGGTCACGGTGTCCCCTGCCGTTGCCAGCAAGGTCGTGAATCCGGTTGCAAGTGCCGTGTCGGCCGCGTTCATGGGTTGGGCTCGGTGTTACTTCTTCCGGGGCTTGTCGGCCACGGGCGCGGGAGCCGGCGCGGCCCCCTGGGTGAACTTGTGGCGCTTCTCGCGGCCTCGGTCCTCGGACCAAAGCTCGAGAATGCCAGCACCGTAGGCACCCGACTGCACGGCCGCCTTGAACTCAGCTTCGACCTTCGAGGCCGGAGCGGGTCCAAGGACGACCTTGCCGTCAGCGATGAGAATACCGAGGCGCATGGCGATTAGGCCGAGACGATGCGCTTGAGGGCGGAGGCCTCGCCGAGGGCGTAGCCGTAGAAGCACTCCAGCACAGCGACGACCTCGCCCTTGTCGTTGTCGTAGAACTCGCGGTAGCCGAGGGTGATTCCGGTGTTCTCGTCAGCCACCGGGCGGTAGACGCCATCCTGGCTCCGGCCGGAGGGCTGGAGGTAGCGCATGGCGGTGATGAGGGCGGACGGGTAGGCGGCGAAGCCGACCAGGTTCTGGGCGTTGGCCGGGATCAGGCTCGAACGGTAAGTCATGAAGCCCGACAGGTTCGGGAGGCTGCCGGTCTGGTTGGCAGTCGCACCGAGGGCAGCGGCGTCCTTGATGACCGAGTCCTTGAGCAGCGCATTGTAGTAGCTGCTGGACAGAACCAAGCTCCGAGGCATCTCGGGCATATCGGCGGTGTCGCAAGCATCTTTAATGTCCACGATGTCCGCATAGTCGAAGTTCGCAGCCAGACCAGTGTGGGCGGCGGCTCCGTAGTTGGCGAGGGTGACCGCGGACAGAACGTCCTGGAAGACAGCCTTGGCCAACTGGAAACCCTTCTGCATACCGAAGCGCTCGAGGGTGACGGCCGGCGACTTGGCGATGGCCACGTCGGACAGATACCAAGAGACGAACTTGTGCTTGTTGAGCGTGATCGTCCGCTTGTTCAGGGTGCTATCCTGACGGGTGTAGGTGCCGGAAAAGTCCGCGGCGGCAGAGGCGGCCGGAACGTAGGGCACCTGGATGGTGTCGGACTTCGAGGCAGGAGCCGGGTCGAAGTCAGTGGTGAAAGCCGACATGGGAGCAAAAGCTCCAACGAAGGCGTCGAGGCCCGCTTGGGAGATGAGCGTCCCATTCAGGCCGGAGTCGAGGGTGTTAGCCATTGTGTGTTTGGGTTGGTTGTGAGGTTACCGTTTCAGCAACTGGGCCTTGTTTGCGGACCAGAAAGCCGTGCGCTGTTTCGGATCAGTGATCCGATCAAACTCAGCGCGAAGTTCGTCGGAAGTCTTGCCGGATGCGGAGGCCGGGGCCCCAACGGGGTCGGCTCCGGGCTTCGGGGCCTGGATCGCGGCCAGCAACTCGGCGGCCTTGGCGTCGGCCTGGATTTGGGCCACCCAGGCATCCTTGACGTTGGCGGCGATGCGGCCGTCGGCGATGGCGGCCTCGACGGTCGAAACGACCTTGGACTTGGCGATCTCGTCGAGCGCGGCCTGGGCGTCGTCCTTGGCTTGCTTTACCTTGGCAAAGGCAGCCTCGAACTCGGCAACGGCGGCGTCCTCCGCGAGGTCAGCGGAGGAGATGAGTCCGGCGGAGGCCAGACTCTGGAGCAGTTTGTTCATGGGTTGGGATTTGGGTTGGGAATTGTCCGGGGTCTCTGTAGACGCGTTCTCTGCGTCCAGTTGAGCGTGCAAGGCGCGGAACCAGTCACGGCCCGCAGCCCCTCCCCACAGATTTGCAGCCACGTCGGCCGGACTGTCAGCCTCGGCATCCAGAAACCGCTCATTGCGAGCCCACCAACGGTAGGCTTTGCGGATTTTGTTCTCGGTCGGAGCTTCTCCGGCCTTCAAACTGCGGGCCTCCTTTACGGTCGCGGCTTCAAGGCCGTCTCCACCGAGCCCGTCCTCGACCTGTCGGACCCCCTTATCAAATGCGCGGCGGGCAGCCTGGGGCGCGGTCTTGGAAACGGCTCGGATGCCGTCGGTGGCCTTGTCCTCGGTCTCGATGACCTTGAGGTCTTCAACCTTCGACAGTTGGGAGAAATTGAGCCCGACTAGCATCTCGCCCTCCAAGAAGGCATCGGTGCCCGGGATCGCCTGATAGCGCTGGATTAGCGCAGCAGGATCGGCGGCGCTGGCCTCGACTCGGATGCCGGCGTCGGGCACCTCCAGGACTCCAGACCGGACGATCTCGACGATCTCTCCGTAGGCCATGCTTGTCCCGTCCATCCAGCCGACTTGATCCTCCAGGACAAGTTCAGCCGGTGCCGCTGCCTGTACGAGTCCGGCAGGAGTGCGAGCGAATCGGTCGGCCCGGACGCTGGCCTTGATTGGTTGGGCATGGGTCAATTCCGTCACGAATCCGTCAGCCAACGCGGTCGCTCCGTCGATCCAAGTCTCGGCGTCCATCATGGACTGGATCGTTGCCTTGGTTTTCTTAGAACACTTCGCGTAGATGCCGGCCAGCGTCTGACTCAGCTTGTCGAGCAGGTCGGCCTGTTCGCGGAGGTCTGTCGCGTCACCGATGCACCCGGTCCACGGGTTGTGGATCATCAGGTAGGCGGACTCAGGCATCACCCGCTTGGATCCGGCCATGGCGATGATCGACGCAATGGAAGCGGCGATTCCGTCCACGGTGACCGTCACGTTGGGACGGGCGGCCAGGTAGTGATAGATCGCCAGGCCGTCGAACACCGACCCGCCAGGCGAGTTGATGCGGACGTTGATCGGGCGATCACCGAGTGCCTTCATGTCCCGGACGAACTGGGCAGCCGTGATACCCCACCCGCCGATCTCATCGTAGATGAAGACCTCGGTGGGCTGGTCCGGCTGGACCTGGGCTTTGATCTCGTACCAGTTTTTCACGGTGTAGCTGCGGCGTTATTGCTCGAAAGCTCGTTGGGGTCGAGAGTCATTATCTCGGCCCGTTCGACGTTGAACTCCTGGGCAAGCTCTTGTGCATAGGCGATTTCAGCCGCCTTTTGCCGCAGTTGCTCGCGCCAGTCTTCCCCGGTCTCGGCGTAGATGCTCTGAAGCGTCCTCATGCCGGTTTTGAACTCGGCGACCGCGGCGGCGGAATTGCGGCCGACGTCCACGTTGATCGACCTCGGTGCCCGGAACGTGGACCGATACCAGTCCGGCGGCGGGATGCGAAGCGCCGGGTCGGTGCGCATGCCGGCCTCGATGACGTACTCGTAGACGCGGCGGAGGTGGTCGGCGATGACGGCGGACCGGGACCGGAAGAATGCGTTGGCGATGTCGAGAACCGACCGCATCGAGGTGCCCTGCATTGAGGTCGGGAGAACGATCTCCTTGGGCACTCCAATGCCGGCGCAGACCTTCCCGGTAAGGTAGTCCCAATAGCCAGAGGTTGCCGCGGACGGGCGCTCGACCTGGAATTGATTGAACTCGTCCCCGTGCTTGAGGACGGCGACCTCCCCACCGAAGACGTCCTTGTAATAGTCGGCCCGCTCGACGCCGTCGGATCCTGTCACGGTGCCGCGGATGATGTCGTCGTCGGTGACCTCTCCCTCCTTTGTCTTGATGACGTTTTGGACCTTCGACGCAGCCTTGGCGGCTTGCATCTCGAAGATTTGGAGGTCGTCCAAGTCGTGCAGGTCGTTCATCACCGGGTAGAGCGCCGGGAGCCCCCGGTACTGCCCCGGGCGGCCTGGCTCGAAGACGTGGACGATGAACTCGGCGGCGATGCGCTGGAAAGTCTCCTTCCGTTTGCCGTCCTCCGAGGCGATCCAATAGGCGACCGGGCGGCCGCGGTCGTCCACCTCGATGCCGTCGATCACGTTTCGGTCGTCCGGTGCGGGCGGGTTTTTGACCCGGTGGGATTCCACCAACTGGATCCGAGGGTTGCCGGAGTCTCCCCTGGTCAAGACGATGAAGATCTCGCCGTCCACGAACAAAGCCCGGGCGACGATGCCCTGGAGGCTCCCGAACGACAGCCGGGACGACAAGTCGGCGAACTTCTGCCAGTCGCGCCAGTAATTGAGCGCGGCCTGGTTCCATGTTGGATTCGAGGACGACGGAAAGAACGCCAGACCCTGCCCGACCGTGTATTGCTCGAACAAGTCGGCGATCCGATTCACGAAGGCGTTGTTGCGCTCGAAGTACCGGGACCGGCGGACCAACTCGTAGCGGCTGTAAGGGTCGATGTCGTAGACGGCTGACTGGACGGACCCGTGCAGGGTGGAACGCTGGGTCGAATGACGGGCCCCCTCATATCGTGCCTTGGGAGCGACGACGAACCGGGTGGCTGCCTGGAGGCGTCGGAGGAGGTTCATCGGATCAGGTTCGAGAAATCGTTTCGGTAGGACCGGATCGGCTTCAACCGGGCCATCATGTAGGCGTAGCGGGTCGCGTCGGTCACGTTCCCCGCGGCGACGGCGTCGTCATACAGGTCCAAGAGGCGGCTGTAAACCTCGGCCATTTCGGTCGGAGTCACGCCCTCGTTGGCGTTGACCTGGAACGTCACCGATCTGCCATTGCCGGTGGTCTGCTGAAGAACCTTTCCAGACTCAAGCGCGTGGACCGCCTCGTTGTTGAGGCTGTTGAGCTTGTCGAGCAACGTCGCCCCATGGGTCACCGTCGAGTAGACGTGACGCAACAGGCCGCGGGCGAATGCTGAAGAAACTGCCACGATTCAAGGTCCGCATGATCCGGGACCGGACGCCACCGGGGCGTTGGCCCGTCCTTGCTCATTTGCGCCCGTGACGGCGTTCCGCCCGTGGTTGCGGGTGCCGGGTGAGCCACGTCAGAGCCTCGGTGAGCCTGGCCCGACCTCCTGGCATCGGGAACCCGCGGGCCTTCATGGCGTAAACGTAGGACGGAGCCCGCTTGAGCATGGCGGCGAGTTCCTTGGTCGTGAGCAGGTCAGTTTGCATCGGATGCGGCGGCGTTCATGCGGAGGCGGTTGAAGAAAATCGCAGCCGCCACCTGCATGACTTCGCAATCGGCCAGGTGATTCGGCCATTTCGACGACCTTGGCAGCCATGTCCACGTCGTCCGGCCGGTGGCGCTCGACAATCGGGCGACCTTTTGCTCGCAGTCGAGATGCCGCCAGTACTCGGGCGTGGCCACCTTTTCGGAGACCTCCCACCGTGTCCCCACCTTGCCCTTGCGAAGGCGCTCCAGAACGTCCTTGGTGATGTCGGTTCCGAACTCGAGCAATTTGAGTTCGAGGCTTCCCTGGCCTCCCGCGTTGTCACCAACCCGCGGGTCGATCCCTCGGAGGAAGAACGGCTCGTCCACCCCGGTCTTCGGGTTGCGCCATCCCTTCCTGGGCATTCCCTTCGATGGCATCCACCCGACCCAAAGCGGCACCCGCCCGGTGCGAGCCACGAACCGCCCCCACCGGAGGCATTCGGCGTAAACCGT